ACGCCGCCGAGCGCCTGCGGGCCGCGCACGACGCCGAAAAGCTCGTCGAAACCGCCGAGCCCGAGCAGGAACGCGCCGCGCTGCAAGTCGCCCGCGACGACCTCAAACGCATCTTCACCACCGGCGGCGTCGCCGCACTCATCGGCAACACCTACGACAACGCCAACGGCTCCATCTACGCCACCGGCGAAGCCATCCGCGGCCTCGCCCAACTCGAAGCCCAAGAACGCGACCGGTGCGCGAACTTCGCCACGAAGGCCATCGCGGCTGGGCTCGCAGAGCGGCAGGTCCGGCTCGCCGAGAAGCAGGTGCAGCTCGCCCTCGGCGCGCTCGACGCAGCGCTCGAAGCCGCTGGCGTCCCCATCGCCGCGCGCGGACCGGCGAACCTCGCCGCCGCCCGGCACCTGCAGGTCGTGAACTGATCGATGACAGCCACGGACTTCGGGGTGCTCCTCGCGGAGGCGCTCATCGAGCAAGCCTCCGAGGCTGACGCAGCGCTCGCGCTGCACACCTACGAGCCCCGCGGCGCCGCGAAGAAGCTGCTCGAGTGCGACGACTCCGAAGTCCTGATGTCCGGCCCGGCCGGCACCGGCAAGTCTCGGGCGTGCCTGGAGAAGCTGCACCAGATGTGCATCCGCAACCCCGGCATGCGTGGCCTGATCGTCCGCAAGACGCAGGTGTCGATGACCAGCACCGCGCTGGTCACCTTCCGGGAGCACGTCGCGCAGGAAGCGATCGAGCACGGGATCGTCGAGTGGTACGGCGGCTCCGCGCAGGAAGCCGCGTGCTACCGGTACTCGAACGGGTCGCGGATCAACGTCGGCGGCATGGACAAGTCCACGAAGATCATGTCGTCGGAGTACGACATGGTCTACGTGCAGGAAGCGATCGAGCTGACCGCGACCGACTGGGAAGCGATCACCACCCGGCTCCGCAACGGCAAGACCGCGGTGCAGCAGTTGATCGCCGACACCAACCCGGACGCGGAGACGCACTGGCTGAAGCAGCGCTGCAACTCCGGCGCCACCACGATGATCGACTGCAAGCACTCGGACAACCCCGTGCTCGTCGGCGACGACGGGCAGCCGACCCCGCGCGGCGCCGCGTACCTCGCGAAGCTCGACGCCCTCACCGGTGTACGCAAGCTCCGGCTGAAGGACGGGCTGTGGGTGTCCGCCGAGGGCGTCATCTACGACGGGTTCGACCGCAGCCTGCACGTCATCGACCGGTTCGACATCCCCGACACCTGGACCCGCTGGTGGGCGGTCGACTTCGGCTATGTGCACCCGTTCGTCGCGCAGTGGTGGGCCGAAGACCCCGAAGGCCGCCTGTACCTGTACCGCGAGCACGTGATGACGCAGACCCTGGTCGAGGACCACGCCCGGATGATGCTCGCCGCGGTGCAGCGCCCGGACGGGACATGGCGGGAACCCCGGCCGCGGGCGGTGATCTGCGACCACGACGCCGAAGACCGCGCCACCCTGGAACGCCACCTCGGGCTGTCGACGACCGCGGCGAAGAAGACCGTGTCGGACGGTATCCAAGCGGTCGCGTCCCGCCTCAAGCCCGCTGACCACGATGGCCGGCCGCGGCTGTTCCTGCTCCGCGACAGTCTGCTGCAGCGGGATCAGGCGCTGGTGGATGCGGCGGCGCCGACGTGCCTGGAGGAGGAGATCCCGGGGTACGTGTGGGACACCGGGGCGGGGAAGAAGCCGAAGGACGCGCCGTTGAAGGAGCAGGACGACTGCTGCGACACGGCCCGGTATGTGGTGGCGCAGCGGGACCTGAAGGGGCGGCCGAACATCCGGTGGCTGTAGTCTGGCTGCCACGGCGCGGGTACCCAGGTCTGGTCGATGGCGTCGCGGGTTACCGGTTCAAGTCCGGGACGGCCAGATCACCGACCCCCGGGGAACGCGTCCTCGGGGGTCATCTGCGTTTTGGGGAGTGCGGCGCGTCGGCCAGCCGTACCGTCTGCATTCGGGTGCGGAGGTTGCCCACCGCAGCTGACCGCCCGCGCCGCGAGGGTCGACCGCAACCCTGCGCGGCCCACGGTAGCATCCGTCGCGCAGCGGTTGGCGTCACCCGGGACGTGGCGGCCAGCCGGGAAGGCCCCCGTCGAGCGCGGTGCTCCGGGGGCCTTCCGCATGCTCAGTCCGCCTCGCTGACCTCGCCGTCGTCCTGGTTCCGGACTCGCACGAAGATCGTCCGGACGGACACGGTGATGTTCGACGTGTGGCTGTCCGCGTGCCCGTTGGCCTCGACAACGAACCGCGTCTCGTAGTCCGGCTCCGGGTATTCCTGAACCCCGGCGATGGACTTCGCAACCACGTCGCGGACCGAGCCGGCGAGTTCCCCGCCGCTGGAGAGGTCCGCGTGGGCCAGCTGCTGTTTGACCTCGGCGGCGTTGCCGACCGCAGCGAGTGAGAACGACATGGGGGCCTCCAAGGGGGAGTCAGCCGGGCGACACGCCCTCTGACCAGTGTATATGCCCATCTGTTCATCTGTGCAGGTATGCAGGTATCCTTCGGCCATGCTGAAGACCCTCGGCGCGTTGCTCAAGCCCGCCGCCACCAGTCTCAGCCTCGTCCTGCTCACCATCGCCGGACTCGTCCTCCTCGTCATCGCCGCCTGGACCCAAGGCCTCTTCTGGGGACTGATCGCCACCGGCATCGCGTGCTGGCTCGTCGAAGCCCGCATCGACGTCGAACTCGCCGAACGCCGCGCCGCCGCCGAGGCTGGCGGCGGCCGTGGCTAGCCTCCTCGGCGGCGTCCAACGACGCCCCGCACCGGCACCCCGCAACGACGCCCAAGTCCCCCTCGTCTCCCGCTCCGCCAGCGGCGCCTTCGGCGGCGGCCTCTACACACGCCGCGACGTCCCCGCCCAGCTCGACCAGATGGCCAACAACGGCACCGTCTACGGCATCGTCAACAGGACGAGCACCGCGGTCGCCGAAACCGAGTGGAAGCTCTACCGCAAAGCCAAGAGCGGCAAAGAAGAAGACCGCGTCCAGGTCACCAGCCACGCCCTCCTCGACCTGCTCAACAAGCCCAACAAGTTCTTCTCCCGCATGCTGCTGTTCGAAACCAGCCAGCAGCACCTCGACCTCACCGGCGAAGCATTCTGGCTCGTCTCCCGCGCCGGCCGCATCAAACTCCCGCTCGAGCTGTGGCCCATCCGCCCCGACCGCATGACCCCGGTGCCGCACCCGGAGAAGTACCTCACCGGCTGGATCTACACCTCCCCCGACGGCGAGACGGTCCCGCTCGAGGTCGACGAGGTCATCCAGGTGCGGATGCCGAACCCGAAGGACCCCTACCGCGGGCTGGGTCCGGTGCAGACCGTCATCACCGACGTCCTCGGCGCCGGATACGCCAGCGAGTGGAACGCGAATTTCTTCCGCAACAGCGCCGAGCCGGGCGGGATCATCGAAGTCCCCGAGTCGCTGACCGACGAGGACTTCAACCAGCTCCGCGACCGCTGGAACGAACAGCACCGCGGCGTCGCCCGCGCCCACCGCGTCGCCATCCTCGAACAGGGCAAGTGGGTCGACCGGAAGTACACCCAGCGGGACATGGAGTTCTCCGCGCTCCGCGGCGTGAGCCGGGACGCGATCATGGAAGCGTTCGGGTTCCCCCGCGGCATGCTCGGCATCACCGACGACGTCAATCGCGCCCAAGGCGAATCCGGCGAACGGATCTTCGCGCGCTGGCTCACCGTCCCCCGCGACAACCGGTGGCGCGACACCATCAACACCCAGCTCCTACCCATGTTCGGCGACACCACCCGCGACCTCGAAGTCGACTACGACTCCCCAGTCCCCGCCGACGAAGCCGCCGAGAACGCCGAGCGCACGTCCAAAGCGGACGCCGCGCAGAAGCTGATCGCCGCCGGGTTCGACGGCGAATCGGTCGCGAAGGCCTACGAACTCCCCGACGGGCTCGTGTGGGAGAAACCCGCCACCCCGCCACCCCCGGTCGCCCCCGGCCCGGCTGGCCCGACGACATCG